AGGAGTTTATGCAACTCCTCTTATGAAACTCAGGCTCGCCACTTATTTTGATTACGAGGAAATAAGAAACTCGGCGGGAGTAAGATCCCATCCGCACCAGCAAGAATTTTTAAAGTCCCTTATCTTACGGGGACCAAGAAGGTAGATTAGAACCTTCTTTTTCATACTGCTCCATTAACTTTTCTTGCACCTTCAAAGGAAGATTTTTAAAGTAATACCAAGCAGCATTTTTTTGAAGTTGTGATTTATCATGATGACAAGAACTACAAAGAAGTTGAAGATTATTCATCTCACTTTGTATTCTATCCCAAGAACAAACATAAAGACATTTTCTATCTCTTTTAAGTCCAGGATTAATATGATCTATTTCTAGACAATCAGTTGCTCCACACTTACAACATTTAGAACCAAGATTTTCTATGATAAAGTTTTTCTTTTCATATCTCAATCTAATATTGAGTTCTCGGGATTCTTTATTTAATTTATTCTTGTTTTTTAGATAGTGTTCTCTTCTTGCTTCAGGACTAGTCCAACCCATTTCTTACCCCATATAACTTAACTTATTTATATGTAGTAAGATTTCTACTTGCCTTTTAAGGAAGCAAGAAACCTAACAGGGTCATATTGACTCCACCAGTTCTTTTAAAGTCTCTCCGTGACTACGAGGGGGGGGTTCCCGACCAGGGCAGGTTTTAAGTCTATCCGAGACTCAAAGTGTTCCATTAGAAAGTTTTTCAATGTTGTTCTTAGGATTTGCCTTCAGAACAGAGATTAAAGTTTCTAACTTAGTTTCTAGTTCAGCAATCTTAGTTTCCAGTTCTTTTGTATTGTTTGTGGAACTAGTAGATGCAGTCACAGAAACTGGTGCTGGTGTAGACTTTTTGATTACCATGTTTTGTAAAGATGTTTTGATTTATTTATCAATCGTCTTTTACATAACAAGGAACCCTATCTGGATCCAACCATTTAGTATAATTAAAATCTTCCATTGCAGTCATCAACTGCATTTCATTATCACAGAGATACATATCTCGATAACGACCAGTATAAGAATCTACTTTTTGAATACGACAATCTGGTTTACCATTAATTTCCAAGGTGCCAACTTGAATATAACGATAAGGAAATCGTTCCATAAGAACGGTTGGTTTCCTAGTAACCTTCATCAGGCAACCTCAACAGATTCAAGATCTTGATAGACATATTCCATAAGCATCTCATAATCATCCAAAGGATCACCAGAAAATACTACACCTTCACTCTCATAGTACCGACGAACTTTCTTGTAAAGTTTCGGATTCTTTACATCAAGATAAAATTCACCGTTTGCTGCACCACGAAGAGTTTGAATGTCTTTCTTGAATTTTGCTGTAAGAGTCATTGTTTTGAATGTTGACCTTAGTATTATAAGGGTTTGACTTAGAGAAGTCAAGTGAGACACTTTGAGAGGTGTCCTATGCTGGTTGTCGGGATCGAACCGACCTATCTTGTCTTATGAGGACAGTGCTTTCACCAGATAGCTAATCGAGCAATAGGAGTACTGGGAGTTGAACCCAGACTACCCCGTTATAAGCAGGGCGCTCTAACCATTAAGCTATACTCCCATAAAAATCACGAACCTTCTTCGTGGTCTGTGTGAATGTGTATCAGTTCATCATCCACATCGGGTTTTAATGAGTCTAAAGCATACTTTATAGTTTCCTTATAAGGAACTATTATAGCACTTCTATTTCCATCTTTGATAATAAATGATTCACCATTTTCAACTCTCTCTATCAGATTATCAAAATCATTTTGAAACTCTTCGACTGTAAATGATTGAAGTACTTCTAGTTCTTTCATGTCATAAAGTGGTTTTTATGATCCGGGTGGAAGGTACTGCCCCCTCTTCGCTGCGTCCCAAACGCAGAGTTATACTTTTCTACTACACCCGGTTACTTATCTTTATGTATAAACATAATACCAGCAAAAGGAACGACTGTCAACCCCATCCCGCAGAGAAAAAGAAAGAAAGGACTTGCTGCAAGTGTCTCAACGAGATGGAAGATCATCTACCCCTCCAGTGCTTGTATTCATAATACAGGTATTGGTCCACTTCGTCAATCCCCTGTAATGGTGCAGTATCATCTCTATAAGACCACTCAGTACAAAACTGCTTGATATCATGATTATGCAGCACAGAGTGACCGTGCATTCTCACAAAAGAAGACATAGCAAAGTCGTATCTCTTTTTAGTGTGCGGTTCCATTTCCTTTATAGTCTTCGGAATCATAGTATCCTCCTTTCTTTGATCCGAAATAAAGAGTAGCAACAACAAAAGGCATTGCTAATATGATCAATATTTTTCCCAATAAATGTTCCATTATTGTTTAACCTCTATTTGTCGATAATCGCATCCTTTGAAATCTCTTATTTCGTCTATCGATAGTAAAAACATAGTAGACAATCCTAATATAAAAGCAAAAATAACCTGAGGAAAATTATAGTTGCAGTCATTTGCTGTTGGATCTTCTTTATCATCTGGACGATATACCATTACATTCCTCCATTTCTAAAACCTACTATGTAACCAATAATAAGACCACACATGAATGCTATAAACATATAGAGCATATGTGAAAGAAACTCAATGAATATGATCCAGTCCGTCGTCGTCATCGTCTTCGTATGTTGATGGTTCTTCAAAAAGCTCATCCATTTTTTGCTGCATAACTCTTTGCTGTAGTTGCTTGATGTCTTCTTCAGTAAATCTTACCACTAGTAAAGGGTCTCCTACTTTAACGTCGTTAAGTTCTGGGTGTTTTACTTTTGGACTTTTTGAGTATCCATGATGGGCATTCATTATCATCCATCCCTGCACAATCATTGTGAGAGATATTCCCACCAAAACCAACCAAGGAACTAAAAAGATTAGTTCAAAGTGATGTTCAGCCATGGAAATACTGGTGGAATAACTCCTACAAGTCTTAAAAGTCCTTCAGCAAATAAAGCAAGGACAACCCAACCAACGCACATAGAAATAATGGAAGCATTCCGATTGTGCCTTCGTATAGCAGCATCGATCATCTCCTGCACTTCAGAACGACTGATGAATTCATCATGAGGTTCCATCACTTTTCATCTCCAAGGAATTTGGCAAGAGGATCTCTTCTGGTCTTTGCTATTTCTACTGCTCTCTTATAGAACATATTATCGGTATTTCCAGAAGCCTCGAAAGTTTCTTTGATGCGGACCCAGTTTTCGTAAGTGTGTTGGTCCATTTCTGTGATGCGTATTACTATTATATACTAATCAGGGACTTTTGAACGTCAACCAAATGTCAGAGTTTTGTAACACTACAATACAGAAAACTAAATAAAATCTTAATTTGGTATCAATTGAAACTTAATTAAGCGGAAGGTGGGAGGGTCGAACTCCCAAGGGCTTTAACACCTCGACGCTTTTCAAGAGCGCTGCAGTCGCCAATCTGCTTGACCTTCCATTTTTAATCAACGAATCTCAAAGTCCAATTTACGAACTTTACGTTGTCTTCTTGCTTCCTGAAAAGCAAGGTCTTGAGAAGTCAGAACATTTCTTTGTTCTTTCTTTGTAGAGTTTACCATAACTACTCTACTTAAGTCAACTGCGGAGACACTATCACCTTTTACGGTCATCATATTCTGACAACCACAAACCTGTGTTTTATTCGTGCTTACTATCTCCTTGTTGCAATCTTTGCATCTCACTATTAACATTTTCCAATAATCTCCTTATCTCTAATAATTGTAACTTCATTTCATCAAGTTCTTCATGAATATCTTGGTGGTGAAACCTCAAGGGTTTTTGAATTAATTTATTAAAAGTTTTCTTTTTCATTCTTTCAAATAGGAACGTAACATCCAAACAAATTTACCATGAGTTTCAATTAAATCTTGAGCAATATTGGATGTAGTGTATTGCTTTGTTTTCTCCGATTCTTCTACAACTGAAGTCAGAAGTTCAATCATCTTTTTATTGTCAGAAAGCAACTGAGAAACCATAGACTTATCAGTTGGATTTGTTGATGCTTCTGGAATCTCACATGTCTCAACAACTCTACTGATTGATGAAATAGCCTTCATACGAAGATATCTCATGTGCTCAGTTAGTCTATCTAGTTCACCTTGCATCGCGGTGTATTGTTCACCAAATGCTTCATGTAGTTCAAAAAAATCAGAACCAACTACATTCCAATGATACACCCATGTCTTCTGCATTAAACAGAAAAGACTGGTCTGTGCTTTATGTAATGATTGGTATAACTCGTCCATTATTTTTTTGAAGTATTTATGATGGGAAATGTCGGATTCGAACCAACGACCGTCTGCGTGTAAAGCAGCTGCGCTACCACTGCGCCAATCTCCCATGCCCTCTGTCTAGGAATCGAACCTAGTTTCCATGTGTGTTGTCCACCCGTCCTTACCAATAGACTACCAGAGGAACTCCTGCTGCTGGGCTCGAACCAGCGACATCCGGATTAACAGTCCAGCGCAACTACCAACTGTGCTAAGCAGGAATGTTCTATTACTTAGAACTTACAAAATCATTAATCGTCTCTG